AGGCCAAAGACCCCCCCTTGCTAAGTGGGGCGATGGAGACAGGATTGGTGATGCAGAGCAACCAGTAGTTGCAATGTGTACTGTGAGTACAGTTTCATAATGATTTTTGTAGGCGGTATAAGAACATCGAGTAAGTCTGTTTGGGGTTTCCACACTTATGGGGGCTCTCTTGCCTGGAGCTATGATACAGGCGGTGATATAAAAGATTTACATTTAGACAGGACAAACGAACAGCTTTATGCTGTTGGTGAAAAATCTACATATAATCTTTGGAAATTGAATAGTATTTCTGGAGGATTTTTAAATCAGTATTATGCTGATAATGGTAATACTGAGTTTGACCCTTTAAACACAGTAGCCCTTGATAGTTCTGGTAATATATTTGTTGGTGGTAAGGCAACTTGGAATCATAATTTATGTGGTAAAGTTCCAACCACAATGGATTCTATTACAAATTTCAGACCAGGAGACGGGGGCATTGGAGTAACCCGACATGCTTATACTGTAGTAATAGACTCCGATGGTGATATTTGGGTTGGTTCAAACAGGTCCTCCAGTCAGGATATATGCAAATATGATGCTGCTGACCTTACCGCAGTATTGTGGGGTAGGGCAAATACAGGTGATTGCTACGCTGCCACTATATCAAGCACAGGTAAAGTAATATTTGGATATACTACAGGTGGTTTGTATTGTTACGACATATCTGCCCCTGGGGATGCCGAATGGTCAAACACATCAGATTATACATCACGAGTGAACGCTATAACTTTTGATAGTAACAACAATATGTATGTGGCTTGGGGAACAAACTTATCAAAAGTGAGTTTGGTAGATGGCTCTCAAATATGGAATATAGCTCATGGCACGAATCTTTATGATATTGCAATAGATGTTTCTGATAATATTTTTGTTTGTGGTGCAAGAGCAGGAAGTTACACAATTTGGCAGGTTGATACTGTAACCCCGGCACTAACAGGTATAATAGATTCAGGTGGTGATTGCTATACAATTGCTTGTAGTGCATTAGGTTATAATAGTTTTTTGAAACCACGCGATGTTAGAACTATAAAAATACTGGTAGCAGCAGCCAATAACAAGGTTTATTACGAGGATGAATAAATGGCTGTAACACTAACCGAACAAGTGGTAAGTAAGGTGCTTGTTGCGGCTGGTAATAATTGTTTGGAGTATGAGGACGTGGCTGGAAGCTTAACTGCAATAACAAATGCAACAGACGTAGATACCTCTGACCAACTTATAATGTTTGAAGCTTTTCAAAAAGCAATAGTGGTCAACGGCGCTATACTTAGAGTTGCCGATTTTATAAATACAAAGATTGATTTGGGTTCTGGAAATGAATTGACTTCTCCACCGGCTAAGGGAGATATTTTAACCCAAACGACCAGCGGGGCTAAAATGGTAGTTGATTTTGTAGATACTACCAAAAGGTATATTTATGGTTATACCACTTATGGGACTTTTGTAACTACAGCAGGATATACTTTAGTTTCTGGTGATGAGACAGCCACAATGGACCCCAATCCTGCACCAAAGCCAGATGTTGTTAGTCAGGCTTCAACAATGCCCCATTGGTATGAATATACCACTTACCCTGATATAGTTCTTTCAGTAGCTAAGTACGGCCAAGAAATAGGTTCTACGAAAAAGTTCGGCAGCTTACCTGCGAAAGCATATCTTGGTTGCTTATATCGGGGCAGAGTGGTTCTTGCCGGAAATCCTAACTATCCTCATCAATGGTATATGTCAAGACAGGCTGATGTTTGGGATTTTGCTTATCTTGCTAATGACGCTCAAACACCTGTAGCTGGTAACAATGCCGATGCCGGAGAGGTTGGAGATATTATAAGATGTTTAATTCCATATAAAGACGATTATCTTATTTTCGGATGTGCAAATACAATATGGGTTTTAAGAGGAGACCCTGCTGCTGGTGGCTCTTTGGATGAAGTTGATTTAACGGTAGGAATATTTGGAGCAAACAGTTGGTGTTTTGATGGTGATGGTAATTTATATTTTTGGGGGACAGGCGGAATTTATGTAATGCCTGCTGGGTTTGGAGCTGTCAAATGTCTTACTGAAAATACGTTACCAAATATTGTGGCAGATGAGGATGTAAACCCATCAACACATCGCATAACAATGGGCTATGATAGGAAAAGAAGGGGAGTATTAACCTGTATTACAAAGTTATCTGATGGTTCAAATTCTAATTATTGGTATGATTTAAGAACTGGCGGGTTTTTTCCAGAGAGCTACCCTGATGAGTGTGGGGCCTATTCACTGTTTTATTATGCAGCTAATGATAAAGATTATGCAGATTTGTTAGTGGGGTGTACTGATGGTTACGTCAGGAGATTTGATGATACTGCGAAAGATGATGCAGGGACAACAAGCAAAGCAATAAACAGTTATTGTACTTTACCAATTCAACCACTTGCGGCAGACGGAGACCACGAAGGTAAATTAACTTCTTTGACGGTAACAAACGCTGGGGGTGCTTCCGATGGAGATTTTGGGGATACTGATGGTGTTGACTACAGCTTATATGCAGGGAATGACGCGGAGACAGTTTTAGAGGATATTATAGATGGGGCTGCTGCAAAAGAAACAGGAACACTTTCAGGTACGGGTAGAAAAGAAAGAGTACGGCACAGAGTTCGTGGTGCATATTTGGGAATTAAATTAGGGAATAGTGCAGCAGATGAGACATGGGCGGTGGAAGCTATAGCTGGGGAAGTAGTTCCGGCAGGAAAATTAAAATAAGGAAAAGTGATGCCAATAGAAGATTTAATTCAAAGTTTCCAACAACAGCAAGAAGCAGCAAGACAAGCAAATATACAAAGATATGAAGAAGCTTTACAGATATATGATGAAATCATAAAACAATATCGGCCCGAAGGTGGTTTTTTAAAGGGGGCCTACGCTGAACTTGGGAGAGAAAAAGAAAGAACTCTTGCGGGTCAGCAACAGCAATTAGTAAGTTCTGGTTTATTTGGCACATCTATAACTGCTGGCTTAGGTCAAAAATGGGAAGCCGAGGTTGGTCAACCTGCGAGATTAAAACTTGAAGATGTTCGTATGGGCAGGCTTTCCGAGGCTTTACAGGCTAAGGCTGGCGCGGTTGAAAGGAGAGAAGATGTTGGTCCTGATTACTCTCTAATTGCACAGTTAGCGGCACAGGCTGGAGGGAGGCCGGTAAGTGCAGCAGGATTACCTACAGCACGACCTTCAATAAGCGAACTTTATGGTGAACAAATTGGTGGTGAGGCTTTTTTAAGAGGAACTTCAACTGCTTCAACAGCACCGAGACCTGTTTCTCAACCTTATGTGCCAAGAGCAGAAAGACCAGGCTATGTATCCCCATACACACAGGCTGTTAGTGCGGGAGGTGCGGTTAAAGGTAAAGTACCCTTTGACCCAACTATGGGCATGTTGGACTATGCAACTGCCACAAAACTTGATGCTTTTCAGCCAGGTCAAGCACAACAACTTGATTACTCATTAGGGCCAGTTCCCGAAGCTGCAAAAGCGGGTCTTAGAAAGATAGCTCCAAAAGCCTCTGAGCGTGGTTTGTACGAATTATATCACGGACTTGCAAGATAAAGGTGTTATGAGTTTAACAAACCCCATACCACAAATAAAAAGAGAAAACTGGTCATCCGCAATTGAGTTTTCCAAAAAAACCAGACAGGCTTTACAGCAGCTGGCCCATCTTAGACTTGGTGTAGATTCCTCACCTACGTTTGCAAGTTTAACCCTTAATGACCTTACTGCTACTCGATTAGTTCAATCAAGCTCCACAAAAGAATTAGTGTCAGTTTCAGACTTAACAAATTGGATAGCTGGAACCGCTAATGAGATAGACATAACTGATGATGGTGATGGTACAGTTACTATTGGGATTGTCAATCCACTAATAGTTGGCAAGGGAGGTACAGGTGCAGCCACACTAACAGACCATTCTTTATTAGTAGGTTCGGGGACAGACCCAATTACAGCTTTGGGGGTGGCTGCAAATGGACAGTTACCTATTGGCAGTACCGGTGCTGACCCTGTACTTGCAACCTTAACCGAAACAGCTAAGCAAGTCTTAGTAACAAACGGGGCTGGTTCAATCACACTCTCAACACCACAGGACATAGACACAGACTCATATCCTGTCTTTATAAATACCAACACTGCTTTATCTCCGATGATTATGACAGGCGGTGAAATATCAGAAGGAACAAACGCAGGAACAGTCAAGGTTGGTGCTTTGACAGCAATGCTCAGAACTACTGATTCTGAAACAGGGACACTCACAAGAATAACATTAGCCGAGCAGGACAATATAACCCTTGCTGCTGCGGATACTTTTTATAATATCATACTGACATACGGAGACCCTTGCACAATAGCTACTTCTGAGAGTAGTCCTGCCGGAACCAATGCAATAGGAATAGGGCATTGTCTCAAAGAAGCTAACGATACCTTACACTATTCTATTGCAGGATTAAGGCTTAACGATGGTGTAAGAAAATTACACCACAGGGCCAGCAAATTACGCAATATTGAAAAAAGTTCTGGTTGTGCAGTAGCAAGTACAGGAACAAGGAACTTTACAATTAGTTCAGGCTATTTTTATCGTGGAATAAATCAATATTTTTTTACAGAAAAAGACACATCTGATACCGACACATTTGACTACTTTTATTATAATCCAACAACTTCTGCTTGGGTTAAAGATAACAATGGTGGTGCTCATTATACTGCGTTAGATAATGTTCAGTATAATAACGTAGAAGCGGGTACGGGTTTAGCAAATCTTACAGTAAATAAATATACAACCAATTGGATATTTGTTCATCCAGACGACGGGCACATTATAGTATTGTATGGTCAAATTAACAGCACTTTGACAGACGCAGAGAATGATGATATTCCAGCAAACCTGCCCCCGATTATAGACAAGATGGGTTGTTTGTTAGCTAAGGTTATAATTCAACAAGGTTCAGATACACTTGTTGTAGAAAATTTAGAGTATTTTACATTTGAGCGAGATATTACAGTTGACCATAATGAGTTAGCTGGATTGCAAGGTGGTACGACAGACGAGTATTACCACATGACCGCTGCGGAACATACATTAAGCGCAGCTATACTGGCCCTTACTCCTACAGACGGAAACTTTATTGTAGGAGACGGGGCTACTTGGGTTACAGAATCAGGAGCAACTGTACGAACATCAATGGGTTTAGGCACAGCAGACAATGTTGAGTTTGCTGGTATAACTGGAACAAGTCTTGATTTAAGTGCCCACGAAGTAACTTGTGGAAGTATAAACAGAGCAACAGGGACTCTGACCTTAGAAGTTGGTGGAACCCCACAATTATCTCTTTCCAGTACGGTAGCTACTTTCGCCGGTACTATTGTTGCTGCGGGGGGTAATCTTAACCTCGGTGTCGATGACACCACCAGAGGGGTGATAACTGCCTACGGCCCAAGTGCGGGTGTTTATGGTGGAACCTTATCGTTGCACACAGGAGCAGAACACGATGACGCAATAGAGTCCTACTATGTTCGAGCTTATGAAGATGATTTACAAATAGGTGGGACTGCTGGGGTTGCTGTAACTATAGCTGGAACTACGGTTACTTATGCTGGTGATGTAGTTATAACAGGCACAGCTACCTATTCGTCTAATATCATAATTCCCAATGATGGTTGGATTGGTTCGGTAACAACAAATCAGGCCATACAAATTGCTTCTACAGGAAATATCACAATACCTCAAAGACTCGATGTTACGGGGGATGTCCAGGTAACTGGAAATATATTGTTAATGACAGATAATGGGGGGGTTGGTTACAGTGATAACTCACCAATGCTTGTGTTTAACAATGCCGATGACCAAGTGGAAGTTACCGGAAAACTTACAGTATCCTCCACAGCCACGGTTTCCGGGGACCTCACAGTCAATACAAACACATTGCATGTTGATAGTTTCAATGCCTATGTTGGTATAGGCACACTCACCCCTGAAAGAGCACTTCATATTGAGGATGGGGAGATTGTGGTTAAACATGTTGGCAGGTCGAGGTTAATTTTTAAAGCTTACACTGCGGGGGATGTTGAGGATGCCCCCGGCTTTGATTTCCTAAAATCACGCGGCAACACAATAGGGTCTGATGTTGAAACTCACGATGGGGATTTTTTGGGGCGGCTTATTTGGTATGGGGTGGACAGTGATAATGATGACAGAGTAGCTGCTAAACTAATGATTATTCAAGATGGGGACTCAACAGGGAGTGATGTTCCTGCAAGTTTTGAGTTTCACACCGAGCAAGCAAATCCTGCGGGTTTAGCCGCAAGATTTACTATTCTTTCTGATGGCGGTATAGTAGTCCCCTATCTTAAATCTGGCACAACACAGGCCAACGCTGGTGCTGCTGCTGGTGAATTGTGGGTGGATACTGACGATAGTAATAGAATTAAAAGAGGAACCTAAAAATGGCTATTCGAGTAACTTACGGGGACGTAGCTGATTACGCAAGATTAGGAGTTATGGCGGGACAAGCCAGAGCAGCAACCGAGGCTGTAGAGCGTCAAGCCGCGATGGATAGACAGGTAATGCAAATACAGGCCCAACGTGCAAGCCAGGAACGCGCTCAAGAGCATCAGAAACAGATGGCTGAATTTGATGCTTTTCTCGATATTCAGAAATACCAGAGAGCAGAAGCTTTTGAGTTGGAAAAAATGGAACTCAGGTCCCGGCATGATTTTGAAATGGTTGAGGCCAAAAGAGAAGCTGATTTCCAATATCAGTTACAACGTGAGCAGGCGAGAAAACAAGAGATGGAAGCTAAACTTAAAGCTCTGGCGAGTAAAGCTCCTGTGGAAATGGGGGGTGATGGGTTTTTGTCAAGAGAGCAGTATGAAGATGCTGTAATTAAAGTTCAAACAGGAGTAGGGGTTCCACAAAGAACAGGGGTTGATTTTAGAAAACTTGAACAAGATTATCAATATTATCTCGATACGGTAGCACAATATAAAAAAGGGCATGATTTTAAACGGGGACCAGGCCAGCGTTTAGGTGTAGGTGTTTTAGATAAAAGGGGTAAAGTAATCAGAGAGGCTACCCCGGCAGAACAGCAGCAATTAGCTTACGCTGAGAAAAGATTGGCAGAGACACAGCAACAATTAAGCCCCCAAGCAAGTCGGGGTGAGATTCAAATGAAAGACCAATTAAAGAAAATTCTTCCTTCACTTAATCCAGAATCACAAGTTTCTCTGCAAAAAATAATTGATGAAGGAAATCCTGAAAAAATGAGAGCCGCGTTAAATAGGATTGCATGGAGATAAAAATGGCAGACATGTTTGCTGATATTGTAAATGCGACACCAGAAGGATTACAAGAAGTTCAAAGAGAGCCAAGTGGTAAGGATATATTTGCAGATATTGTAGAAGCTAAACCAGAAGATTTGAAAATAGGTTTTGGTGAGGCCTTTATTGAAGAACCTCTTGAGAAAGTTCCATTCAGTCCTATTGGTATATTAAAAATGGGAGGGATTATTGCTTCCGCGCAAAGACTAAACGCTGATAAATATGAAGAAATGTTTGCCCAACCACTTGAGGAACAAACTTTTGAGCAAAAATATATGCGGCCATCAGCAAAACTTATGAAAGAACAAGATATAAAAGTAGTAACTGATTTTCTTGAAGAAATGGCTGAACGGGAACGCAGGGGATATACAATAATGGGCCGTGTTGGTCAGATTACCAGTGCTATGCCTGCTTTTATGATTGAGTTCTTAGCAACTGGAGGCATAGCAAAGGTTGGTTCTAAAGCTGCACAAAAAGTCGGTGAGAGGATACTAAAAGAGTCGGCTAAAAAGGGCTTAGGTAAAGCTGCTGTAGGGTTATCTAAATTTGCTGCGAGTGCTGGCGCAAGAGCTATGGCTATGCCTCATCGCGGGGCCGAGGCAATATTAAAAAGACAATTGCCGGAAGGTTTTGATTTTGATGAACTTGGTGATATTCATATTACAAAACCTGATGAAAGGGTTTGGACCTCAGTTTGGAAGGGGGCTTTAGACCATTACATAGAGATTGCTTCTGAACAAGCTGGCGAATATCTTGGCCCTGTTATTAACAAACACATTATAGGCAGATTGCCTTTGTTGGGAAAATTTACCGGAGCTTTACAACGAGCTTGGTTAAGAAAATATCCAAATAAAAACGCTGCTGATTTTTTGACAAAATTATATCGTAAAGGGGGGTTTCACGGGGTTCTTACTGAAATTGGTGAAGAAGATTTAGGTTGGATTTCACGTGCTATTCTTAATGTAGAAGATTATGGTGCTGGTAAGGACTCAAGTATAGGAGATAGATTAAAAGCAGGTTTGGCCCAAGATATAGAAAACTTACCAGCAGAACTCATTGCTTTTTCTGTGCCGGGAACAGCGGCAAGAGGGTCTAACTTTCTACTAAGTAAGGGGCAGGCAATTCCTGAATATACTGTGGTTAAAGTGAACTCAGAAACAGGAAAGGTTATAAGTCAAGAAGGAAAGTTTGATTCCCCTCTTACTGCTTACGAGGCGGTGAAAGAAAAAACTACTCCAAATGACAGATATAACAAGATAGAATATGAAATAAGGGAACCTGGGGAGTCTTTAACAAAACCAAGAACTTATGATGAGACGGGTACAGCCGAAGAGGCTTATGCTGAGGAGGAAGCAAGAAAGGAAAAAGAGTCTCTCAAAGAGCAAGCTACTTATCAATTTGAACAACCAAAAGGCCGGTATCTTATAAAGCAAGCCGACAAAGAGGGGAATGTTATTTTTGAAAGCAGGTTTGAAACAGAAGAAGAGGCCCATTTATATAAACAAGGAGCAGAACGGATGCTGCCAGCGAAAGTACGTGGTACAATTGAAATAATCAAATTAGCAAAGGATGGTAAAACTCCGGCAGTCTTACCAGAGGAGTCTTATTATAAAGAGCCTCCCTCAGACGTACCTACTTATATTGAAACCGCAGAAGGAACTTTAGGTTACGACCCCGGCATTTATAACATATCAGAAGTAGAGCAGTTAGCTCTTGCTGCGGAAATGACTTATGCAGATGCCTACCAGTTATATATGGATATAAACGATACCAGTAAGAGGGGCTTGAATAAAAAGAAAGCCAAGTCTCTTATTGATGCTTTGAGTATCCATTTGAATAAAGAAAACCCTACTCCCAAACTTAGTCAAGGGTTTTTCAAGGATATTTATAACAAAACATTAAGGGGCCTAAAAACATACCATTATTCGATGTCTCGTATCTATCAGGTACTTAAAGACATGGACGGTGGACGAGAGGGGCCTTTAGTTAATACAGTTTATCGTCCTTTGAAAACTGCTTTAGTCCAAAGCCATATAAATCGTAATAATTTACAGCCGGAAATTCTTAAATTTTTTACAGACAATAACATAGACCTTGTTAAATTATTTAAAACCTCCGATAGAATTGTAGAAAAAGGAAAGACATTCAAAATTAGTTCCTTACAAAAAATTCAAGTTTATCTCAATACTTTAAATCCTAATAATCTTAGGCATTTACAAAATACTTTGTCTAAAAAGAATATTGACCAGATTGTAACCTCTATGACAGAAGAAGATTTTATGGTTGCTCAGTGGTTACTTGATAAATACTCAGAAGGTTTTACTGAAACGGCGGATGTTTATAGGCAATCTGTTGGACAAGATTTAGAACAAGTCGATAACTATGTCCATATTGATGTTGATAAAGACTTTGTTAATTTTCAACAGGACTTAGAAGAGGAAGTAATTACACGTAAAAAAAAGATTAAACGCAAAGTTCCAAGAGGTTTTACAAAAGAAAGAACAAAAAGCGGTGCTCCTTTAAGATTACGCGATGCTTTGTCTGCTTTTGTTGACCACGAAATGAAACGCCGACATTACGTTGCTGTTGAGTTAAACGCCAAGGATGCTTTACAGTTAATCAATGACCCTAAATTATCTTCAAGAATAAATAATACAACAGGGGTTCCTTTTTCCAATATTCTGAAAAAGTGGGTTGAGGATTCTACAACTGAAAGAGTTGATGAAATCAATAATTGGTTTAATAAGTTCATGGGAGGCTTGAGGCGTAATTATGTTACATACGCTCTTGGTTTTAATCTTGTTACAACTATGAGACAACCTGTTTCTTTTTGGTTAGCTTCTGCGAAAGACCCCCTTGTGTTATTAAACTCCTTATCTAACGCGCACAAACTGTCAATGAATTTTAAGAAATTTTCAGAGGAAGCTTTTGAAAAAAGTAATATTCTAAAAGCGAGATTTATAGAACGCGAGTTAAAAGAACTCGCAATGTTGAAATCTCCAAAGAAGGTGTTAGGAAAAAAACTTAGCAGAGAAAATGCCTTTGCTCTCATTAGAGCTATGGACAAGGTTACAGTAACCTCTGTGTGGCAAGGGGCTTATGAGGCGGGGCAACAAAGGGGGATGACTCCGGTGGACGCTGCTCAGTATGCCGACAGTGTTATCATTACAACACAGCCAATGGGGGGTTTAGAGGACTTGCCGGATATATTCCGAGGAGGTACTTTTTCTAAAATGTTCACAGCTTTTCAAAATCAAATCAATCAACAGTACAATTTTTGGGCTTACGATGTTATCCAGGCCAAAAGAAAAGACAAGATAAACAATCTTGAGTTAGCCTGGAGAGTACTGACTGGCCATATTATCCCTGCGTTTATAATGGGCCTCGTAAGTAGAGGAAGATTGCCGGACAAAGATGAGGTTTTAAGAGACCAAGCGGGATATCTTGTAATGCCTTTATATTTTTTTGGTAGTTTGGTTAGCAACTTAATACAAGGTTACGGTGGACGGGAAACCTTAGCTTTACAAGTATTTGACGATATTGCAGATATTAAAGAACATAAGGGTCCAAAACCCAAGATAAAAGCAGGGCTAAGGGGAATTGGCAGAGGTCTTGGAATACCCCTCAATCAACTCATTCGTACAGTAGAAGGGGCTTTAGACCTTTTTGAGAAAAAGGACACAGATTTTCGTAGGCTGGTTTGGTCTAAATACATGTTGCAAAAACGAGAAAAACCAAGTATCAAGCGTCCAGTATTAAGACGAAAAAAAAGAGGTGGGAGGGCAAGGCGTGCAAGACAAAGAACGCGATGAGATTTTAATAGAATTAAGAACAGATATGTGTTGGGTAAAAAAGATGCTGTCTAATCACCTGTCCCACCATAAGAAAGCAACTTACATTCTACTGACTTTTATTGGTGGTTTGATTATTGCTCTTATTGTTGCCCTGGTTTAGGGCTTTGTCAATGGTGGTAACACAATGCAAAACCCTGTTTATAATCCAGTCGGGTACGCCGTTTCTGCCCTTTTGGGTTAAATACCGAAGGTCGTCTGCAACATTTATTACTACAGCTTTCAAATCCTCACTTTCCTTTTGGAGTTTGTCATTATGCTTAATTGCCTCGTTCCAAGTGAGTTCCAGTTTATTGTAATCGGCTTGGAGTTGTTCAATTTTAGCATATAGAGCAGTCTCACCTTTTGCCTCTGGACAACCTAAACGGTGCATAGGAAGTTTACATTTGCAACTCTTACATTCCATATCATTCTCCTTCTGGAACTCTTTTATATTTAACACCATTACAATCTATGTCATCTTCACACCAAGTAACTTCTTCTGCTGCAAGACCATACTCATTCCACCATTGCAGATAAATTATTTCCGGTGGGCCTTTTTGTTCTTCTGGCATTTTATTTCCCTTTAATTAGTTGAGGTCTTGTTAGAAACGACTGTCGTGATATTTTTCACCCTTACCTATTGGCATCGGAATTACTTGCGGAACACCGTTTATAACAACGCCAACTGATAATACTGAACGTATTTTTACGCGAAAACCGTAAGCAAACGCCATAGCCTTATCGTCCACCAAGCAACCTGTGTCCATTCCAAATAACCTTCTAAGTGGATTAACAAGGTATTTTACACCCGCAGCAGAGTGATGGTGCCCAACAACACATGATAACCCCATTTTACGCACAAGGTTGAAAGCTGGATATAATCCAGAGGTACTGCCATCCCCATGATTGTAATATACATCATCTTCGAGGAGGTCATCAACCCAATTCCAATTAGGGGTATCCCATATATCTTTATGGTTGCGTAAAAATTTTGCAGGAATATTTACTGTCTCGGCTAATCGAATAACCCTTCTATCATGGTTGCCTAATACAACCGTAGCTTCTGGAAAGGCCTTTCTCCATTTCTGAATAGCTCTATACGCCAAGTCAAACTCATCAGAGGGTCCCGGCATTTCTGGATGGTGTGCATGAAAAGAGATACTATGCCAATCTGTTATATCACCTATGAAAATGGTGCGGTTAGTTTTATACTTCCTGCGAACATCACGGCAGAAATCTAAAGCACCTTTACGGCTGCAAGGCTCATGTAAATCACCAATAACTAAGATTCGGTTACTCATAGCTGCTCCAGCCAAATTTCTAATGCTCTTAAATCAGCTTCTTCAACACCAGTAATTACACGATATGGAATACCAAGTTCCTTGGCTTTATCAATCTCTCTTTTCATCCCTTCGCTTATATGGTCCTCCCAATTTGCTATAATTACTGCATCACCTTGAGACACGATTTCACAATCAACGTCAAGTATCTGGTCAATATCCAAGTAGCCTTTTGCTACAGCAATCCGAGGAAACAAATCCATTTCCGCAGGAACATACAAATCTAAATTGTATCCAAAGTACAACCGCAGTTTCTTGGCCCAATCCACAGCCTTTTTAATATTAAAGTTTATTATCTCTGGAGTAGCTGCTCTACCCGCTCTGCCTCTAATTGGGTGGGAGAGATAAGTTTTAATTCTATATTTTAACATTGGTTTCCTTTCACAATCGAATACATGATTTACATAATCTCACAGTCCCATATGGGCGAGCATTTTCTAATCTTTCAATACATTTCTCACAATATCCCATAGCCTTGTAATCAGGCTTATTCTTTGCTTTTTCTTCTTCTAAAAGTATAATACCGAGAAGGCTATATACAGCGTTGTCTAAAAGTGTGTCAATAACACTCTCATCTTTGACAAGTACCTTACCACTGTTAGCAAACTGCTCAATTCTGGACCACTTATCTTGTAGCCTTACAAGTACCCCCATAAATGGTGTGATACCAATTTTCTCAACTGCGTGTAGATTCTTCAAAGGGTCCTCAGTTCCAGAATAATCGTGATTTTTGCGGGAATGCAAATCAGCCATATTTTGTAATATTTCATAAAATCTTGGATGACCATATTTACCTGTGTAATTACTCATTTAATTCTCCTTATCTAATTCACTAATATTCCCATTTTTGGCTTTCTTTTTATCCTCATAAGGCACTGCCACTTGACGATATAGTCCCATCTTTGCACATTCCAGTACACCAATAACTTCATTGAGTGTCTGATACCTCAACCCATTATCTTTAATATAGTTATGACATATTGTTGTTATTACAAAGTTAAGAACCACTGGGGTGTTTATTGTAAAACCATCAGCCCAATCTTTAAAGGATTTTCTACATTGTTTGTTTATATATGGCATTATTTCCCTTTCTTACCTATAATAATAAAAGCTTCTGTTAATGTTATTTGACCAATTTCCTTACCGTTCTCATCAACATCATAGGCCGCGACACATCTGCTACCATCTTTCTTATGAAGATGCTCCACACTACACACACCCTCACATGGCCTTCCATCACAACTACAAAATACTTTATTCATTCTGTGTCTCCACCAATATATTACCACTATTATCCAATTCAAAACCAACCTTATCAGGAATACTATTATATAAGCGAATCTTGCCATCATCTTTGAATCTAAGCAAATACCAAACCTGCCCTGTCTCTTCCGTTCCTATAACACAAACCCCACCACTATCCTTTTCCAAAGACAGTTTTATTGTTTTCGTTACCGTTTTTTCAATTTTTCTTTTAATGTTAAGTGTAGAGACCCTTTTAGTTATTTTTTTCTTAGCCATTTTCCAACCTTTCAAAATCTTTTTTTGTACTGCATTTCACATAGAAGCTACATTTACCATCTTTGTCAGGTTTCCAATCCCCGTATGTGGGGTGGAATGGAATTGTTCTTAGGAACCTGTAGCAATGAGAACTTAAATGACAGTTACCATTTTTACAAAGCCCAAATGCTCGAAGGTATCCCTCGTCATACTTCTTTTTATCAACAGGTCTTGGCGAGCTTCCTTTACCAGCTTGTCCGGCTACCATCACAAACCCTTTTCTTTTTTTAATATTTTAACTCCCCTTTTACACAATTCAATTATTTTTTCTAATTCATCTCTGGTAAGAGAATTGGGGGGTTCTCTGGATACCCTTTTCAAATGGTCAATACCTTCTTGACCTATTTTGTCTAACAAATAAGGATAGTAGTTTTCGGGACACCCACCAAGCCAAGTGTTACAATAGTTACATTGAACAGCCGCATTAAGTGGGTGGTATCTTGTTTTCATCCAAGTTCTCACAATAAAGTGCCCACAGTGCATGTGATTTTTGTAATGTTTTATCTTACCACACGTAATACATTGAACATAACCTGTGTCAGTTGCAGCTTTTAACCGAATAAACAAGCTAAACCACTTATCCGCTATTTTAATCAGTTGCCTAATTGTCTTTTGTTTCTTTGCCATTTGGTAAATTCAAAAACCTATATCCATATTCCACCACATTGTGAGACACATACTTCTCAGCCGCACGTACAGCATCTATGAGTGTACTAACTTCAAACTTGGGCTGCTCTATCCCCACACCACACTCATCAGAATACACTTTTGGGCCAATAAAGTCGCAATCTTCATCATCAGCACACCTATCGTATCCTCTGTAGAGACCATCCGGTCTAAGTACAATAATTAAGACGTTATTTGCTGACATTTTGTTCTCCAAATGTTTTTTCAAATCTTTTTTTCATCTGATTGTGGACATTTTTATCACGCTTAGTTCGCCCATAATCATTAGCAGTATAAAGTAACCAAAAAGTATGTTCTTCAATATCGTCCTGATTTAGTTTTGTTTGTTTTAATTTTTCCATATTATTAGCCCCATACTTTAGAAATCGCTATCACATTATACCATAACTGAACTAAGAAGTCAAGGAAATAATTTTATTTCGCACAAATACTTGACCTTTTTCTTTTACCCACTGTCTTAAATCCTTTGCCTCTGGTACAATAACTGTAATATCAGGACAGGGTGTTGCAAATAATTTATAGCCTTGAGATATTTCTCTACCAAGGGTCAGCGCTCCCTTTTCCCCCACTTCATCATTATCTGCAATAATGACTATTTGTGATGGCTTCTTTTTGATACAAAACTTGATGATATGGTCCTTACCTGTTTGGCAAGATAGCCTACCAATAGCACGGAGGCCCATATCTAAAGCTGTAGCTGTGTCCGTGAAACCCTCGCAGATATAAAGAGTGTTTAAATTGGTCCAATCCAACGGGGGGATAAAAACCCCAACAGCACTTCCCTTAACCATCCTTTTTGAACCATTAGGAAATCTCCTTTGTATTCCCACAATCTCGTTATTACTGTTAAAAACAGGCATAGTAAAGGCAGCGCCGTCCCAACCTATTTGCATTTGCCTCAAGGTTTTTATAGAAATATTGACATCTTTACTTAAATCCTTCAAAAGGTATTCTGATTTTTCAATGTCCCAATAACAATTTTGCAAGATGTTCCAGTTAATGTTTATTGGTCTTTTTTTCTTCACCGGTTTGGGTTTGAAATCACCGGGTTTGAGGATATGAAGCCAACCAGCCTCTCCGGCCATTTTCACTGCACCTTCTGGAGTTCTAACACAAATAGCAGCACTTCCATCTTTTGCATACAAACAACCATCGTTGTACCGTTTGCAAATGGGGCAAGCATTTTGATTATCACATCTTTCCATTACGCCACTTCAACACTGTAATTGAAATACCAAAACACAAAAAGCTAAAACCCACACAATAATACAGCCCCGGCTCAAAGTCTGAATGAAATTCCATAAAATCCCAATACACACAAACGGGCAATGACCAACACGCCAGGTCAATCCGTAAATCCAAATCTAATTCCCAAGTTTTTTTCTTATTTAAATATTCTATACGCATCAAAAAGTCTCCAAATCAATATCTGATATTTTTTCATCAAAAAGTCCCTTCCTTTTCAAACCCAATAACTCAGAAGCTTTTGGACAATACCAACAATTCTTTGGTAGAGGTGGGAAAGGCCAAGCTTTCAGAATTTTCTTACCAATAACAATAGCTTCTTTAATCGTTAGCTTCATCATACCACCTATTGATTTCAATATATAATTGGAAACATAAAATCCTAATAATAACCTCTCCGCACCAGCCAGTTGATTTTACTTTTACAAAAGTACAATGGCCTTCTTCATCAAATCCCAAATCCTTGTCAAATTTTCCAAAGTGGGGTGAGATAAAGATAGGTAATGCCCACGACCATAAATCAACATCAAGGGTGATTAAAGTATCAAAGGTTCTTTTTTTATTAGCCCAACAAAATTCCATCAAAAAGACCTTTCCTTTACGTCGCGGAAACTCATCCACTCTGATAACCAGCACACAGGAACTTTTCCAACAGGCCCGTTCCTATTTTTAGCTATTATAATAAAACCTTCTCCGGTGTCCTGACTACCAACATCAATCTCTTTTATATCATAATAATCCGGGCGGTGAATCAACAAAACCACATCAGCATTTTCCTCAATCTTCCCACTGTCCCTAAGATGAGAAAGTTTTGGCTCGTGTGATTCTGTCTCGGTTGGTTTCCGGTTCAATTGGCATAAAAGAACCACAGGGATATTCAACTCTTTTGCCATAGCTTTAATATCTTTAGTGATGTTTCCCACATCTTCATAACTCCGGCCCGTCCCCATATCGGCACCAAGGAGTTGTAAATAGTCTATGAACACACAACCTGCTTGGATTTGTTTCAGTTCGTTCCTAATCAATGATGGGGTAAGGTAGTTGTTATCATCTATAAAGATTTTTCTTTTCCCCAAATCAATCAAGCATTCTTCTATGTTTGTTTTTATTTGCTCTGTCATTCCACCCTTCTTGATAGAGTGCAGGTTATAGCTGGAAATATTTGCTATCATCCTCTCTGCTAATATTTGGAAGGACATTTCCGCAGAGAATACGGCCACAGGGTTTGTTTTCCCTGCGTGAAGTATGAAGTCCGTCATAAGAGACGTTTTACCTATACTTGGCCTGCCAGCAACAACTATTAGCTCAGAAGGCTTAAAGCCTAATAACATCTCGTCAAGTTCGTAGAAACCCGTCTCAATACCTCGTTCCGGATTTTGTAGTTTCTCAAATACTTGGTTAAGATTTTCTGATAAATTCTTCACAAAATTACTCCATCAAGTTCTACAAAGCCAAAAGTTACCTTGTTAATAAACCTTTTCAATCCAAGTTTAGCGTTCTTTTCGCAGGTATAACAACCCCCTGTAGCTAATACCTTTCCGTTCCAAGCCTTAATTTCCCACGTCCAAGGAGTAACAGCATAACTTGGTCCCCTATATTTAATCTCAGCTTTCATTTTGTTGGTTCTCCAAATACCTCTGCTTAATCGTTTTTCCAGTTACATGTACAGATGGGGTGGGTTGCCTTTTCTTCCAGTTTCTAAACCAAGTCTGTATTGCCAATTTCCAAGACCTCATTTTTTTATATCCACGTGAGGTCATTACAACCCATCCCATTTCTTCGTTTCGCAGCATAAACCAATCAACATCAAAAGCTGTAAAACCTATCGAATCAGCGTATGCCTTGGCTTCTTCGGGCGTTGGTTTTACAAAATGCTTACTCATTTTGAATCTCTCCGGCATTTATTATTGTTATTTTCTTTTACAGTAACAAACCTGATATTTCCTGGTTCATAATGTCCATCATTATCTATCCGGTCAATCTGTAAACCTCTAATTTGTTTGAGATTTACGATACCTAAATCTTGAGTAATGTGTCTGTAAAAATCATCAAAATTCTTAAATTTGTTTTTAATCCCTCGACCACCGTAGTCTTTATAATTATGAATTTTAAGGTCATTGCAGCGGCGATTTATGCCGTAGTAGCGTCTTCGTAAACAACCATTAAAAGTTTGACGATAGTTTTTGCTGGCTCTGCGACATATTTCTTTACCTTTCTCTGTTTGCCAATATTTTTTACAGCATTTTTTACACTCTGGACGCAAGCTATGCTTACCCGCGGGATGTTTATAAAAATATTCTAATGTAGCTGGATATTCTGTTTTACACTTTGTACAGATTTTAATCATTATATTTTCCAAAAATTGCAGAGGCCGTCCCCGAAGGGCAGAGCCGACCGGCCAAAGCGGTGTCCGGCACACCATTAAAGCAGCCCGTTAGTCCGGCCAACGACTATTGAGGACGCACCCCGTTTTACTTAGCTGCTTCTCGTAACTCAAAAGGATAGTTTATTAACCTCCAACAAAGGGGCTTTTCGGAGCAGCCGGAGCTTGTGGTGTTGGCTGTGGGTAATTCTGAGTTTGTGGAGCAGGATTAGAATGATAACCGTCCTGTTGCTGCTGACCTTGTTGCTGCCCACCACCTTGATTCCCACCACAAAAGTAGAACCTCTCGGCCACAGCTTTCAGTTTGCTTCGCCTTTGTCCTGATGTAGTATCTTGCCACTCATCAAGCTTCAATCTGCCTTCAATCAAAATTGGCTTACCTTTGTTAAAATATTTAGCAATGTTCTCTGCGGTCTTGCCCCAAGCCTCTATATCAATAAAAGTAGTTTCTTGCCTTGTTCCCGCTTGGCTGCGAACCTGACGATTAACGGCAATCCCAAAATTGCAAACATTTGATGTTCCAACAATTTTTAACTCAGGGTCTCTGGTGAGATTTCCAAGTAATATTATTCTATTCATAATTTTTTCCTTATATTCAACAACGTTTCTTCACTTAAACTTTTCAAACTAACTTCTTTACCGTTCACTTTCACTGTGATTTCAATCTTTGGCTTGGCTTTTTTGACAAACTCAAGGCAAAAGAATGGAAAGCAGTAACCACAGGTTTCATCCAAAAACAAACTATGTCTATCAATGCGGGATATTTTGCAAGTTTGACCAACAAATTTTCCTTTTGCACTTGTCTCATATCCAAAACTGCCCAATTCGTTATTTACAGTTGGTGTTCTCAGTACCTTAACCATATCACCGACTTCTGCATCATATAGTTTAACCCACTCTGCCTGTAATATTTTGTATGCTTCTTCTACAGTCATTTTGGTTTCCTTTCTTTAATAGGTTTCCTTTCTTTAATAATTGATAAAACGTAGCTGTCATCCATTAAAATTACATAATTACTTCCGTCAAAATCAACTTCCATTTGACCAGGCCCCTCTGGTGCGTACAAAATCTTATCCCCAACATTTACTTGTGGTTTAATTAACACCCCGCCAATAGAAGATTTTAAACCCGGCCCTACCGCTACAACCTCACCTTCTTGAAATGAGGCGTACCTACTACCGGGCAATTTAATACCACCAGAGGTTTCATCTCTAACAATCTTCTTTACTATAACTCTGTTTCGTATAGGTACTAATGTTTTCACTTTACTCCCTTTCTAATATTAAGCAAGGTTTCTTCACTTATCTCAGACAACTTGACAGTTCTACCGTTTATTCTTACATCAATTTCAATCTTTGGCTCACCCTTTTCAACAAACTCAAGGACGAAGAAAGGATAGCCATAACCATCATCTAAGACAATGTTATGGCCAATCCCCTCCACCCTTTTCTTTTGTTTAACAAACATACAACTTTCCCAACTATTGCTCCAACCTAATTCATTCTTTTTAGCCTTTCTCAACACCTTAACTGTATCACCAACTTCTACATTATATAGCTTAACCCACTCCGCCTGTAATACTTGATATGCTTCTCTAATGTTCATTTTGTCTCCTTTCAGTTTATACTAAAATTTTCCATAATTTACTCATACAATGATTAGAGAAGTCATTGTGAACATGGTAAATTTCCTTCCTTTGCTCAGTACCAGCAGCACTACCATCATCTATTTGTACAGTACTGTTAACTGTAATAGTTACCATGTAATACCGCTGATGACCTTCTTTTATTTGCTTCTTACATACATCACACGTGTACTTTTTACTTTTCACTTCTCTCCCTTTCTTCGTTTATTCAGAATCATTTGGTTAGTTTCCAGTATTTGTTGGGCGGTGCAACTATTACGCCATTTTCCACTGCAAGCATGATAGCCTTATCTATAAAAGCTGCTAATTCTGCACGATTTAATAGAGCTTTGGATTGTACAAACTCTTTTTTTGTCCCTGCATTTTCTGTTAATAATTGCTTACATATTACACCGTCCATCTCTATTTTACTATAACCTAAATGGTCAGCAAGTGGCTGTACCACGCAGGAGAAATAATACTCAAACTGGTCGTGAGTATTGTCTTCTGATTCCTTTGCGATAGTTATCTCAACCCGCTGGCCTTCTGGCAGGCTTTTAAGATAGGTTTCAAACAAAGCATATCTGTCCAGTTTCAGCTTTCCTTCTGCAATTTCTGCATAGAATTTAGTTTTTTGCATCAACTCCCTCATAAATGTATTTAAGTAATGGTTCCGCAGCGGTAAAGATTTCTTCCGGCTCTATGCCACCGCGAATCGCCATTTCAGTTGTTCTGGTCAGTACGTTCTGGAGTACAATCAACCCCTGTGTTTGGGCATCAGTTATTGGAGCACCTGGAGCTACACCAATCTTACTGTATATCCACTTTACAAAGTTCTCTGCTAATTGTGGAGGGTCAAGACCCTGTCCTTTATCACTCAAGTATAGCTGGACAGCACGTTCCAAAGATGATTGACGGACTATAAGTAATTGCTCAAAAGCGGTTTTTCGATAGGCCATATTTTATTCTCCTTTAGTATTCCTATAAGGGTTGTAAGGACACACATCGCGGCAAAGACAATAGCTTTTACACCGTATAGCATCGCTTGGCCTTTCCTCAATGTACAATTTAAGACCTTTGAGCATCGCCATTTGTGTTTCAGCATCAGCCTTAGTCATAGGGACCCGCTCATTATTTTTTACAATAGTTGCTTTAACTGCCTTTTTTTGCCCCTTTTTCATAATTGCAAAACATGGTGGCCTCTGCCAACGCTCATCCGGGGTACAAGGCTGTGATTCGTTTCTATGTATAAGGTATCTGGATTCAATATAATCTAATACCTCTTGTTTTGACCATACAGGTACTTCAATAGTCTGAAAAGGAATGGCCGGATAATCTCTTTGTATAGCTTTACTCGCCATCCAATCTCTTAAAATAGCGTGTATTCTCAACCTTTTAACCGGCTTACCTAATGTAGTTTCGAGTAAAAACTTGTAAAGGTTAAGTTGTGCTTCCCACTCAATTTTTAAACCCAGAAGGTAACTCCATATAGAGGTTACCTTATAATCATCCACAGATTCTTCATCAATCTCATATCTGTCAATTTGCCCTGATAAATCGGTTTCTAAAAGAGTGCCATTTATTGTAATTTGCTGAGAATGTGTGTCCAAAGTACATCGTGTTTCAATCAGAGCTTTGTTGTCGTGTTTTGCCAACACCGCATGCACACCAGACCCTAACAATGACCATAGAAACTCACTTGCATCGCGTTCAATGATATCCCAATTTTCGAAGGTAAGTTGCCGCATAATTGGTGGTGCAATTAACTGCGTAACTCTAATCACATCTGGTTGGGGTTTTTGAATACTGTTTATTACCGCCTGATAGATACCCCGCGGAAGATTATAATAGTTCGTAAGAATCATTGAAAGTCTCCAAATGAGGGCAAATACCTTTATTTTCGTATTGTATTATCCACATCATCTTCCGTTAGAGTTCCAAAAATATAATTATAAACATCCAATAAATCTTCCAATTCAGTATTGTCATCACTAATAAAATCATATATTCTGTCAATTATTTTAGTTATTGTTAGTTTTTGTTTCATAATATCCTCATTTCCCCAATTCCTTTAGGTAAGTTGTGATAATTTGTCAGTATCAAGTCAATCTCCTAAATTACTTCAAATTTTACTTTAACAGGAGTAACAAGACTGTCGCTGTTCAAGTCGTGGTATGGTATTACTCTACCATTTGATAGACGAACACCAAACCCCGTGTCCTCTTTAAAACAAAGACAACGCTGATAATAAAACTTTGCCCCTACTTTCAAATCACCAAATCGTTTTTTCGCTCTCATATCAACTCCAGAAATTTAATTTTTGTGTTGAGGTTACTCAGCCCATTATACCACAAACACATCCAAAAGTCAAGCCTTATTTTTCATATCTTCAAATATATTTCCGGTGATTATGTACCAATCACGATGTAAGGGGGTGTTAGCGTTATGTACCTGTAAGTCCCCATTCTTACTTGAAGCACCTATTAGGCCATCAACTTCTACAAACAAACGAGGCTGCTCTTTATCTGCAATATGATAACCATAGTCCCCGTGCTTAATAGGAGCTGTTTCTGCCTTTTTGATTTTAGCCAGTGTTTCATCGCTAACATCTGATAATCTGGCAACTTCGCCGTTAATTTTGACTTCAATTTCAATTTTATTCATTTTCTTTCTCCAATGTTTTAATTGTCATTTTGTTATTTATAATTTCAAGAAAAGCCGGATTTACCGTTCCCTGTACCGGCTAAAAATAAGAGAAAAGAGGATTAGATGAGAACAGTATTGTCTGCAACTTTTGCGTATCCTATATCAAAAAGAATTATTTCTTTCAAACGCCGAGCTTTTTTAGCTGCTCAAGTAGTGTTTTTGCACACTTCCTACATAGTCGTATTTCAATTGTGTCTATTTTGATAACATAAACAACCCAGTAATGATTAAAACATCCATTCATACAACCGCCACTAAGCCCCGCTCTCTTCTTTTCCACGTGCATTGTAATACCCCTATTCTATTTGCCTGCAACTTTACATATTCCATATCAAATCTCTTGTTTATACATAGCTTGCTCAATCATAAATTCAAAACAGCTTTCACAAATTGTATATCCATATATTTCATCTCCAAGCCAGTGGCCACAAAAATCGCAGAGTTTTACACCATAGGTATCATATAAGTTTGGCATTTTGAAATCCTGCACAAATTTTACATTTTTGTACTCATCATAGAAAGATATAAAAGCAGCTACTTGTTTTCTCAGAGTTTTTATACAAACATAGCTGTCTTTTGAGTGAGAATACCTATGACCAATACCGAGGTTCATACAGCATATATTGGTATCAAGGCTCACTATATCTGAAAATGAGCCTATGCCAATTTTCCAATAGCTCGAAAGTGCTGTACGAAATTCGATACTATCTAACCCATAAGTAACTACGTCATCTCCTTCTCTGTCAAATTCAACAATCCAGTTGTAGTCTTTCAAATTATGGTATTGTGCGGTTGATTTACAAATTTCCTCGTAGTCTGTCAACAACAAATCAGCACCGAGCTTTTCAGACAGGTCGTATGCTATAGCACAGCCGAGCCTGTCATCTAAACCGCGAGCATAAACCCTCTCTAACTTACCAGATTTTGTTTTGCGATTACGGATAAACTTCGCAGGAATAACAGTGTCAAGATGTGCTACAAAAAGAATATCGGCACCATTATCAATAAAAACTCTGTGCTTTTCCAGTGTATCTCCAAGAATAAAATCATTAAAATGTTCAAAGATTACTGCCTTTGGAGATAGCCACCATTTTAGGTTTTTTATTATAGTATCTGTCAAACCAACTCCTCTACTATTCTTTCTGCACAATCAAGGCACTCATCACAGTATTTTTTGCCCCCACGTTCTGTCAATTCTAAGTAAAACTCACCACACTCTGAACACTGTGCATAACTACCTATACAATCATCACAAACATATTCGTCCTCACCTTTGACATAATTTGTAGAGGGGTGGTACTCCTCACAATCACTACAAAGATAATAGTTTTCAATACAAACACCACATACTTTTCCACCACCACTGACGGTAAAACTGTCCACTGTTCTGCAATACTCACCACAATTATCGCAACAAGTATAATAATCACTCAAACAAGCATCACAAACGTGCATTTCAGTGCTCGAAACATACTGGATATCATTGTAATGCACATACTCTTCGCACTCATCACAATAAACAAAATCATGTTCTAAGCAATCCTCACAAACACGCTCATCATTTATGGTTACTGTTTCATCTTCTCTACAATCTTCACCGCAGACAGTACAGGTGCAGCTTTCTTCAAGATACCCCTCTGTGTTTGTCCGGCCTTCATAATAGCCTGCTTGAGGGTGTAATAGAGTAAGTGTATTTCCTTCTATCCTATAATATGCTAAAGTGTCTGTATATGGTATTTCCCCATCTTTGTATTTCAAACCACTTACCACAAAAATGCTATAATCTGTAACCTCTTTGCCATTTAACAGCAGACAGCTTACCCCAGCACTATTATATTTTCTATAATACCAGTTATGCTTTTTAGCATAGTTTTCCATAAGTTGATTCAAATATGAATTTGACGAGTATATTCTATCTAATAAATACTGACCATTATCAAGTTTGCTTACTATTGCCCTTGCAGAGTCGTTTGCAAGATACATAACAAGCTGATGAAACCTGTCTGGGTTGACTTCGTATAACTTAGTTTTTTTGTAGTTATCCCCTGTCATGCAAGATGAACCACCCACAGCTTTATAGTAATTTATAGTTATTTCTTCCCCTGTGCATAGTTCAACTCGTAAATCAGAGAATAATTGTTCATTTATTTGTGCTGCAATCTTTTGTATTACTTCATCAGGCAAAACTCCATTATTTAGCTGGAGTTTTTTTGCCAAAAATCGTCCGGTTTTGATTTTCATTCTTTTGCTGCCGGAATTAAAGGCTAAAAAACCCACCGTCCCATCTTTGGGTTTGTCCGGCTGATACTTGTTTAACTTTTCCGCAAGCGGTGATACCACAGCAGCCAACTCGCTCGCACGATACTCTTGCATTACTGCCTCAATAATTATTTCTTTCAAAAATGAGCTTACACTTGACTTCATCATATTTTCCTAACTTAACTATCTACATTATACCAAAAATCAAAACCAAAGTCAAGAAGAAAATCAAAATGAGTACAAATGCTCTCTTCACAAATCACTGATGAAACAAATCCTCTATTGGCTATTGCTTAGTATGCTGCAATACAAGCTAAAAGCAATACAAAACCATACAACCAGTATTATTTTCAGTTTTATGTCAATCATTATCTAATCCTCTACTAATTTGTTAAAACACATACTACAACACTAACAGGAAACTCATCAACCGTCCACAGTATGTGGGACTTGTATAATGGCCTTTTTAGTGCTGTAGTGCAAGTTTTAGCCTTTTCTATTTTTCTTATAGTTATTACAGTGAAATGGATAGAGATATTTGGCTAAGCAACAATCTTTTTTATGCTTGCAGTTTTTACAATTTTGCGTTGAACCACGTTTCATTATTATAATCCCCTTGCATAATTATCAATTTAAAGTCAATAAAAATCTTTGATTTTTCTTAAGGATTATTTTGCTTTTTTAGTAGTTTTATCAAATATCGGATATTTTCACGAATAAACTTTTTACCACTATTTCGTTCAGGTATCCAGTAACGTAACAACCGCCGAGCCTGAAAACCCTTAGAGGGTCTATGGTCTAATATACTCACCCTTAGTTCCCTTTACTCCAAACCATCATATCCCCCTATTATATTGATTTTTCGTAATCGTCAATTATACTTTTGTCTGTTTCTTGTTCTACTGTCCACTGCTCAGTATCAAGAGTATAATCATACTCGGCAACACCAAGTTCATCCCCCTCACCCTCTTGTACTTTTTTTACAGCTTCATCCGCACTATCGGCGTCAATCCAGATATACTGATTGTGAACTTCTTTTACACACACACACGATATAGCATTTTCTACCCCCTTATCTTGCACCCCCATTATATGCGTCTATTGCATTTTCAATCGTTTCAGCGGTAATTTTATTACCCCGCTCCAGTTCTTCATTTACATAGTCTGCAATATACTGACTCATTTTTAGTTCCCTTTTATTCTAAATCATCAGATTGTTCACAGTGGTTGCACCGCCATAAGCCATCATTACGCCACAATTCTGATAATACTGTAATATCCCCGTTGTCTGCTAATTCCTTAAACTTTGCCCATGTTACTTTAGTAACACTCCTGCACTTACAACACAATATATGGTACATCATAATCCCCTTAATCTTCATCTATAATACGTTTTACTGTTCGATATAGGCCTATGTCTGTTTTAGTCCCCCAAGTAGTATTATATAGACCCTGTTTATCCTGTTTTAGCATGAGTATATTGGCAATCCTTTTGCCAACTCTGCTAAGATGTGCATTGTTGTTAGTTTGTCTATCGTACTCTACACTCATATCATATCTCCTTAATTCTCTATAATTCTCTATATTTGAAAACACTTTTTCGATTTTTGCATTATACCATAAACACAAACGAAAAGCAAGCAAAAAGTAAAATTCTCATCGGTAGCTTATTTTCATAGGCAAAACTGCTCTTTTAACAAATACTGCTTGTATTCCTCATAACCACTACAATCGTTATAACCGTTATATTCTGCAGATAAATTAAAATGCCTTTAACCTGCACAAATCCCCTATTAAACAACCACTAACATGCTATAATACCATCAAAACTTGTCTAATATGTAATTATTGCGTATTGCCTCTTTGTGTTGTCCTTTTTGCTCAAAACTGCTTTATAACGTCTTCTTATCTGACTATAAATAAAACTTATCGCCTATTTATTATAGGATGATGAGCGACCAGTTTTCCACCAACCGCCCATCATTTCTTTGTCATTGGACTACTCGTTTTGGCCTTCAATCCAGTACTCATCATATAGCTCATCTTCAAAGTCATCACAGTCAGACGGTACATTGGCTGTTGCACAATCCAACGTACAGTACTCACACAGCCCATTACACCTATTCTCATCGTACATCAGCGGACTCCTTACGTTTTCTATTCTCTAATAACCGGTTGACAGCTACTTGTAACTGAAATATGGAGGTTGTTCTACCATATTCTCCATTCTCATCAGCTTGAAGCACTTCACCATGTTGTTCATAGTCATTGATAACCTTACAAGCAGCCCACAATAATTCATCTTTTCTTTTAGGATAGCTTGGCATAAATCACCTCCTAACACAAAGCCAAATAACAAAATCCAGTTAGTATCAATATCTGATACCACTCCGACAGGTTTAGTTTTGCAAGGATATACTTCATATCATACCCCCTTAACTAAATAACCTTGTTATCACTATTGTATAGTATAACATAAAGCAAGTGCTATGTCAAGCACAAAATCAAATAAAAATAAACTACTCTATATCCTGCGTAATGTATCAATACCAGCTAACCAGTGCCACTCTAAGCTGCTGGCCATAGTATCGCAGGGTCAATGCTTTCATCAGCCACCACGCGAGCACTTAGGAGTATTGTAAAACCCCCTGGGGGGTGTAGGTGGGGCGTCTGTGGAAAAGGAAGGACCGCTGTGGGTTGTGTAGTCAGCCCCATATATATTATAAATTTTTGAAATAATAATATATTCTGGATAACAAAGGTCTTTTAATTGGTATGGGGTACTCCTCTAAAACCATACGTGCTTTATTACAAACACAGCACATCTCAGGATATGTTCTTGGACAAGCTGCAATTTGTTTTAATGTTTCTCTAAAGGCTTTATTTTCAATTTTTAAACTATTTTTCATCCGCACACCTCATTCTGGATAAATTAGCTACATTTTGTTTGATTAACATTGGGTTCTTTTCGTTTGAGGTCCATTAACCAAGTCCAGGATACAAGACATTTACAATCTGGACAATACCATTCTGGAATACTAATATATCCAAACTCATTGATTGGTAATTCTACCTCGTGTGTTCCACAAGGACAGCTCACATTGTATTTTACTGTTTTCATCCGCACTCCTTATTAGAGATATTAAAGGTCTTGTAACTGCTTATATAATTCTGACGACACAGCACAATAAAACTGATTACCTTCCAGGCCCTTATCAATTCTTACTGGAATACCTTCAAACTGAGGCACACTTATCCTCTGTAATTCGTTGTGAGTCCTCATTGAACCTTCAAGAGAAAATTTAGGAAGGTCCTTGCCATTTTCATCAGTAAAATATGTATTAGTTTCAAACATAATCTCTCCTTAATTATCCGGTAAGGGACACCAATCTGGTGGGGTTACTTGTGTAAAATCTTGCACACCACCCCCACATATTATCTTATCTACATTCTCTCTGACTTTAACACACTCATAATATGCAAATCCTCGGACATACCTACAGTAGGGACACTCAAAACAAAACTGTATTTCTTCATGTAACACTTTCATATTAACCTCACTTAATTAGCCTAATTAAAGTACTTATTACGTACAGCGCCAAGGTAAATTGACCAAAACCGCCGATGGTTAAAATTACCCCACACCATATTAGAGTCTTTTTCTTAATACTCATAAACTCTCCTTATGTTACTATTAGCTCAGTTAATGCTAAATCTTGACCAGTGGTAAAAATACCTATTTATCAAATCAAGAGTCTCCTGGTCCTTAATAACCAGAATGTAGTTTGTAAAGTGATATATTACTGTTCCCCAATTATTCATCATATTTTCCTAAAACGCACCAGAATCGATTGAGAGCGTTTGAGGGCATCTAACTGTCGAATAATAACAGTCCGTAACAAATAGACGTAGGTACGGCCTCTATTTCTTGGTCTGGTGCTCATCCTGACACCTCATACAACGGATTTTCACAGCATTTCCCCAAGTCTCCCAAGTAAGCTGTGGCGTGCTGGCAATTTACGCAGGTGAATAGTTTCCCGTTTTTAACTGGACCGTGCTGCTCCAGATAGTCCATAATTTCATTTATACCTTGTGCTATAGCAATTTCTATGTGTGGGTCTCGGTGGTAATTTGCAACAGTAAGACACCAAGGCTCTAAATCAATTCTTTCCATTTTTCAATCTCCCAACCATATTGTAAGGGCCATAAATGCTGTAAAAAGAAACCACACCGGACCTAATAATGGCATCAATCCAAATAAGACAATAATATCTCTATAACGAAAAACACATCCCCCATAGTTATAACAAATACCGAGCAGGGAAGCCAAATAACCCAATCCTAACCATATCACCAAAAGTTGTATCATTTTCTTTCTCCTAAATTACCTGTTAGTTTCTTCCAACAACAAAATTTTAATTTAGAGCCTGAACCGCAGGGGCATAAATCATTCCGTCCAACCTTAATAATCCCTTGAATTGGTGCTTTGACCTTTATTTTCCCCTGTGATTTTAATTTCATCTCACTTAGTTTCATAGTATTCCCCACTATACAAATCCCTTAAATTTTTCTTGTGTTTAATATAATTATCATATTTTGCCTTAATCTTAGAACGTGGATAACAATAATTCCAACCTTTCTTTCTCCAAGGCCAGTGTTTTTTAAGTAACCTCAAACCTGTACGATTTTTTGAATAAGTAGCATCATCCATATAGCATTTGTGGGGAGTAACTATGTTCAATATATGAACAACAAGCACTGCCAGCCACCTGTATCTCAAGTTTATAAATTTTGGTTTTGATGTCAGCCAATCATCTAATTCAGATATATGTGAGAAATAGAATTTCATTTTAGTTGGTTTCATTTTTTCTCCCAATATTTACAGTACTCTGGTCCTGTGGTATAATTTCGTCTAACATCCGAACAGACCTGTTTTCTCCATCTACAGTCTTTACAGTATTTCTTATTTTTCTTGGTTTTCCTTTTTAAGTAAGCCACAACAAATTCCCAAAGCTCTTTATAAGCTTTAAGTGTTTCTAATGTAACCACCTCTGGTCGAAAGACTTCCCGAATAGCTTGCTCATAAGTTTTTGTTTTATAGTTAGCAACTACAAAACGATAGAAATCCATTGGTTTGCCCGGAAAATTCTGTATTTTTGGTTTGGGTATAAACCAGTTTAATATCATTTTAATTAGCTTCATTTAAACTTCTCCCCATCATAAATCTCAACCCCAAATACCGGACCACCGCCTTCTTGTACTTCTTTAACCACAACAAGTTTTTTCTTATAAATGTCTGTTTTCCTACGTAGGAAATTAGGCTTTTTCAGGAAATAATTACGAATCCCGTTGAGGTAGCAGAGTATCCTTACTGCGGTGAATATTAAGAAAATGTAATTATGTGTCAACAATACCCACAATACCCAAAACACATCCGAAACTAATCCAGATATAAAACCATATCTTCTGACCTTGTGTTTTAGGCTCAATAAGTATATTGCCAATATTCCGAAAATTGTTATAAGTGCTTGTAAGATAAGACTATACATTGCCCAAATCCCCTTTTATCGTTTCAAACCTATTGTCAAAATCTTTAGCAACCCACGTTTGATAATTTAAAATATAGCAGTTACAAGAAAACTCTATTTGATATTTGTGTAAAAATTCAGCAATATCTCCTTTTAATTTTGCAAGAGTTTTTCGTTTCTTAAAAGACCAAGCAACAGAAACTACTGGGGAATCTGGTGAAGCTTGAACAAGTAACCTCCACCGAAAATCATTATCATAGTTAGCCCATATAAAATAAGCATTTGGTCTATATCTCATTATTTGGCCTCCGAGACAGTACCATTCTGATTCCATTGCAATAAGGTTCCAGCTGGAAGGGCTTTCTTTCCAGTATAAAGTGCTCTCACATAACAGCCACATTTACTTTGCTTCGGAGTACTTTTTACCAACCCCAATCTCAACAACCAAAGGCACACAAAGTGTAACAGCCATTTCCATTGCTTCTTTAACCAGAGGCCGAGCTTCTTCAATATATTCATCTTTAATCTCCAATACCAACTCATCGTGTACAATTAAGCCTATCTTCAAATCCCATTCAGGATGTTTTAGACCAAGATTCCTCACATTAGTAGCAGCAACTCTAATCATATCAGCACAGTAGCCCTGAATGAGAAAATTAAATGCTTGCCGGTAAGCCTTGGGTGTTAGGTCATACAATCTTCTCCTACGACCAGTGAAGGTATAGACATATTTGTGATGCCTCAGAAAATTACTGCACCTTTCAATAGCTCTTTTCACACCTGGGTACAGATTCAAGAAACTATCAATAAAACCCTGAGCCTCCTCCTCAGAGACATTAAGGGTTTTCGACACACCATAGGCTGTGGTTCCATATATGATTGGAAAAACTACACAGTTCTTAGCTTTGTTTCTCTTTATTTTGTATTTTTTCTTATGACCTTTGAATTTTTTATGGGACTTGTAAAGTTCTTTATCAGGAATTCTGAGCTTAAATATCTTGTTAGTAGTTTCCAAATGAACGTCTTTACCATTATTAAAACAATCTATTAGACCAGGGTCTTTTGAAACTTGAGTAAGACCTCGCAACTCTTGACCATCATAATCACAAGCCAGAAGAGATTTTCCCGCAGGGGTAATAATGATTCCCCTGAAATCAACAGGATAATCTTTGTTTAACTTTGGAAGCTGCTGAACATTTGGCTTAGATGAACTGAGGCGGCCTGTTCTGGCTACAGTGTTATGAAAACTTGCCCTCACTCTGCCATCTTTATCAATGAAATCTGGGAGTGGTTCCAGAAAGCCTTGGTACAGTTTTGTAGCTATTTTATATTTTCGCAGCAAATCAATAAACCTATGCTGACCTTTCAATTTAAGTAAAGTAGCTTTACCCACGCTTGGGTTGCCCTTATCCGTGAGTTCTTCAATAGTCAATCCAAGTTTATTCTGGATAATGTCAATTAAATCCTTAGAACTACGCATATTTGTACCAGAGAGTATTTCAGTTTCCTTTGTAAAAAGCTTACCCTGTGTTTGGTATTTGATTCCTACAGAGTCCCTCAACTCAAATTCCATATTTGATATATCCTTAGAAACCTGTAATGCCAGCCGGTCTATTTCTTCTGTGTCAATCAACACGCCATTTATAGCCAAGTCCATCAGAACGAATTGGAAGGGCATCTCTATCTCATAGAAAAGCTTATCAAGTTTCTGCTGGTATAACTTACGATTGAATATCTCGTGCAGTTGCCAGGCCCAGATTGCATCGTTTGTAGCATACTTGATAAATTCCGGCGATGAAAAACCATATTTTGCAGCTTGGTCGTATGTCAGGGGTTCTTCAACATTGAGATATTTCTTGGCTAAATATTTTAAACCTTTCTTCATGTTCTCATTTATAAGGTGTGCTGCGGTCATAGTGCAGAAGATGTTGGGAGTTATTCTTGTACAGCCTACTTTGTGCAACACCTTTAAATCAAAAGGTGCTCCGTGAAAGATAAGTTTTTGAAATGCCGGTTGCCAAGCTATATTCTTTTTCAGGGTATTTAAAATCTCAACACGCTCAGGATTATCCTCCAAATTTATATAACAAGCCCTCTGACCATCACAATGACTAAAACCTCTTATATCCAGCTTATAGTAGTTCGTATCCGTAGTCTCGGTATCCAAGGCCAGTTTGTCAGATTTGATATCGTCTACCCAGGCCTTGAAACCAGTATAGGTTGTGATGTAACTTCTTTTCATATTTTCTCACTTTGAGGAAAACGATTACAATTAAACTTTCTAACTCCGGCGTTGGCTTCACGCAAACAATATTCACATACTGGAAATAGATTGTCTCGATACCTGAAATCTGTTCTATAATCTGTCAAAGGAAGTTCTGAACCACATTCAACACAATCTTTTGTATCACGCATTTAAACACCTTCCCAAACCTTTTTATCTTCGTTGTAAATTAAATGGTCCCAACCACCTGTAGCTGCGTTTATTATCTCATTTCTCCAACAACAGTTTAAACAAGTCCTTATAGCCACAAGACCCAATTCAGGCACATCCATATAACCATAGTGCCACTTGTGCCAACCAAGCCGACATTTAATTTTTTGTATTGTTTTCATAATCGCATTATACCATAATTGGATGTCAAAGTCAAGAACAAAATCTACAAATTTATAGATTATTTTAAAAAAGTGTCTATATATTTATAGATTCGCGGGGAACCAGGATTTGAAAGCTACAAACGTGTATTATAATTAAACAAGGTTACTATTCAGGATTCATTCTCCCTGCGAATCCTTCATACAACCAACTGATTTATATTAAGATTATCAAGCATCCTGCTTGAGTGCTCACCTCGTGTTCGCAAAGGAATAAGATTCTTATACACCTATTATACCATAAATGGTCTTATCTTGTCAAGGAAAAAGTGAAATAAATCTGCCCAAAATAGTAGATTCCGTGGAAATTACTCAAAAATAATCCCTACAATCATTATAATTGTTATAGCTTAACACCCCCTGTTGGGGGCAATATCTAACATTCCAAAAAGTTAGATACTTATCTAACACGATTTTTAAGCTAAAAATAAGGGTGTGCTTATTAAGAGAATATTAAGATTCTATTAAGATTACTGAAATTATACTTATTAAGAAAATGTTAAGATTATATTAAGATTTATGTTAAACTGTAATGATTATAACGATTATAACGATTACAGTTTTTATAATACTAAATTATTTGCAAAATATCAAGAAATTATGAAGATTTTTCTTGACTTTTGTTCCTAATTATGGTATAATAGAGGTATGAAAAATATAATTTTTTCAAAATGTGGGTTCCTGGGGCTGTAGTCCGGTATAGAAGCGACACAGCCCAGGCCCATAAATCTTAACATTTGGATTTATATGAAAAAGTGTGAGCATTGTGGAGTAGTTAGACCTAATTCTGCCTTTCTTCCAAGAGAGGATAAAATTGGACTGTATGCGTGGTGCAAGCGTTGTATGGAATTAGAGGACAGGGTGGTATTTACAAAGCATAGCAAACTACAGTATGATAAAGGCTACATCAAATAATGGCAGAGAAATTAAGGAAACCGCGAAAGCCCCTTAACAAAAAAGAGGAAGCTAAAAAAGATTATGCTAAGTGGAATGATGAGCCTAAAAAATATAAAATACGAAAACGAGCAAAATTTAACTATGATTATATTCAGGTAGCAGCCAGGTTAATTGCTGCGGGGCACACAGAGTCAGATATAGGCTATGTGCTTGGTGTAAAAAAATCTACTATTGCTTCGTGGAAGCAAAGGTATCCTCAGTTTAAGCGAGCTTGCGATAATGGAAAAACTATGGCAAAAGCTTATCTTGTGTCCAAAGGATTACGCGCGGCCTGCGGTTATGACTATGAGGAAGAAACTCTTGAAAATAGAGTAGTTGGGCATGACGAGGAAACAGGAGAAGAAATAAGGGATTTGGTGTGTATCAAGAAAGTGCATAAACATCAGAAACCAGATGGTTCTCTTTTGATGTTCTTTTTAACAAATATGGCCCCTGATGAATTTAGCCATACTAAAAATATCAAGATTGATGAAACCAAGAAGAACTTGAATTTGCAACTTACAGGAGAAATAGAGTCGGATATGATTAGGATGTTTGCAGGAAAACTTCTTGAAGCCGCGGATAAGGCAGATAAAAAAAAGAAAGTAGAAGCGAAAGTAATTGAGTCTTAAAATCTTTGATTCGCCTGAGTCATTTTTAAAAATTATACCCACAGATTTAAGGGAAAATATTGAATTTCGTATGAAGATTCATTCCCTTATCACAGAAGATACTTCTTTACAGAAGTTGTTTTTGGAGTTGATGTTTGTAAAACCCCAAATATATTTCAATACATGCGCGTTTACGTTTGACCCTCGAAAAAAACGAGGGTATAAAAACATTCCTTTTATCCTTCGGCCAGCACAGAGTGATGTTGTAGATGCCTTGAAAGAGCATATTGATTTTGGTAAAGACTTATTGATTGATAAAAGCAGAGATGAAGGAGCGACTGAGATTGTGTGCAAGCTTTTTGCTTTATACTGGAGACTTGAGCCTCAGTGTCAACTTTTAGTTGGTTCTCGTAAGGCTGAGTTTGTTGATAAAGGAGTAGAGATAAACAAGGGCCAGCTTATTGGAGACCATAAATGTTTAATGCACAAAATTATTTATGGTGTTACCCATTGGCCTAAGTGGATGCAGCCTAACTTTTATAAAACTTATTTACACTTAGAGAATTTAGATAATAGTGCTGTTATTGATGGAGAGGCTACAAATGAGAACTTTGGTGCAGGAGATAGACGAAAAGCTGTTTTGGTTGACGAGCATGGCCGAATTGACCACCGGATGGCGGGAGCTATTGTGGACAACCTTCCAGATACAACCGATTGTACTATTTATAATTCTACTCATTTTTACGGTGTAGGCCACCCTTATAATAAGTTACTCTCAAGTAGCAAAATAGATGTAATAGTGTTACCGTGGGAACGCAATCCAGAAAAAAACGAGGGCATATATAGGTCTCCAGAATATGATATTATTGAAATTAGGGATATTGATTATTATAATAATATTTGTCCAGAAGCTTTTGAAAATGTAAAGCCAATGGAACCTTTTAAATTAAGTTCATTTGAGAGAGATTTATTAACACTTCCAACAGCACATAAACTTAAAAATATAAAATTCATTGCAGATGGAGGAGATGGGAATGAGGGGGGTTGGAGAAGTCCTTGGTATGACGCGGAGGAAAAGAAACGAACTCGAAGGGGTATGGCGCAGAACGTTGACCGGAATCCTATGGGTGCTGGTGATATGTTTTTTGCACCCGCTGTTCTGCGTAGAATAGGATTAGATACAATAAGACCAGCAAACCATAAGGGGGATATTCAGTTTGATTTGAGAGTAGGGGCGGGAATCCCAAGAATAAGTAATCCACGTTTTGTCGAAACAGGCAGAAAGAGACTCAGATGGTGGGGGAAACTTGTCAATGGGAAGCCAAACCAGAAGCATAATTATATCGTGGCTTGTGATGTTGCGAGAGGAACAGGGTCTTCAAACTCTGTAGCACAGATTGTAGATGTAAATACAGGTGAACAGGTAGGTATATGGGTATGCCCCAACACCACACCAGACTCCTTTGCAGACCAAGCAGTTGCAATTTGTAAATGGTGTGGAGGTTTGACAAGGTCTGCTTATTTGATTTGGGAAGAAAATGGACCAGGACAGTCCTTCGACCAGAGGAGGAGAAAACTTGGATATACTTTTGTTTATAGGAGAGCAGACGAAGTAGGGAAAACCAGAAAAAAGAAAAAAACATTTGGTTGGCATAGCAGCAGGACAGAGAAGTTTTATTTGTTGCAGGAACTTGATTTGTGTTTAGCCAGAGGTTTGCAAACCAAACCAAGTGATAAATTTGTAATTGTGCGCGATGAGAGAACTTTAACAGAACTTGGAACATACATAACTTTTGAGAATGGAAAGGTTGGACCTTCTGGATTATCCGAGGACGAAGATTCTGGTGCTGGGGCGGGACATGGGGATAGAGTAATTTCTTTAGCTATGGTTCCTTTGGCTATGAAGGAACAACCAAAGGCGGCTGTTGTTGTGGAAAGGAAGCTACCAACAAATAGTTTTGCTTACAGAGAGCAAAAAAGAAAAAATGCTTTAAATAGAATAGATAGTAAGAGGAAATTTTTGCGATAATGGAAATAAAGACTCACACCTTTAATGGAGTAAGGTATAATATACTTTCATTTAGCATTAAAGGGACTACTGATACTGGGAATACACCAAAAGATTTACTTAATTGTGCAAAAAAGGGTACGCGAGATGAGTTAATTACTTGGATTCACGAAGCGATGCACGCTTGTGAGTGGAATAAATCCGAAAAAGTAGTTGACAGAACATCCAAAGACATAGGTCGTTTGCTTTGGAGATTGGGGTATAGGCGGGTAAAGTCCACTAAAAACGAAAGCTAAAATAAATGAGAAAAACTAAAATACATACAAAATGTGGCAAAGATTCTCCTGCCACTTTAAAGTGTTTAGAAGATTTTTATGGGGTAGATGAGGAATGAGTATCAAAGACACAAGAGACATAAGAACGCCATTTCCGGTAAGGTTGCAAAACGCAACAAAGGCTTGGCAAAAAATGGTGGAAACCCCTTTGATTCACAGGAAAAAGATGTTAGACCAGTGGGCATCAAATTATTATTCTCGAACAAAGGTTGAAGGTCATTTGTTGAATTTTACTGATAGGGCAGTTAGTATTATTGTGCCTTACCTGATAATGAATAACCCCAAAGTTTTAGTGAGGACTAAAATACCAAAATTACGACCTTGGGCGTACACTACAGAATTAGCAATAAATCATTTGATGGATGAGATTAAGTTTGCAAAGTATTGCTTACGTCCCGCAGTTTTCAATAGTATGTTTGGTTTAGGTATAACTAAAACGGGGATAATGAAAGCGGAGGAAGTAGAGTTTAATGGTTATCTCCACGATATAGGTCAGATTTATACTGATGTGATTGATGACTCAGATTATATAGGGGACGTATCAGCACGAAACCGAGAGAACTTTGAGATAGAGGGACATTTTTACTACTTACCAACAGAGTATGCAAGGGAGTTTTTTGGGAAAAAACACGCGGACGCAATAAAACCAACACACAAACTTCACGGAGATGAGAGTCCTGATACTATATCAAAACCTGGTTTTCTTTCTCAGGATTTTCATACCCTGCGAGAATGGACCAGATTTGTAGATATTTGGCTTCCAGATGAGGATGTGATAGTTACTATTTTACCAGAGACCTATAGACACATTCTTCGTACTGTTGATTATGATGGTCCTGAAGGTGGTCCTTTTGATGTACTAAGCTACAAGCATTTTCCCAACTCTCCTGTACCGATACCCCCAGCTTGGGGTTGGACAGATTATGATACTGCTGTAAATGTACTTGCAAATAAGATGAGATTTCAAGCGGAGAATGAGAAGTCTGTTACAGCTTACTCTGCTGATGCAGCAGATGATATGAAACGAGTAGCGGCTGCTCCAGACAGAGGAACAGTACGAGTTAATGATGTGGACGCAATGAAGGAAATAAAATTTCCGGGCGTGAATCCAGATAGTTATAATTGGATAGCTTATATTGAGAATCAATTTTCTATTAGTGGGGGGAATTTATATACTGTTGGTGGTCGTGGTGTTCAAGCTAAAACTTTAGGTCAGGAGCAAATGCTACAGTCTAACGCTTCACGGATTTTAGAAGATATGGTTGGACAGGTCCACGATTTTACAGAGTCTATAATGAGGAAGTGGGCCTTTAATCTCTGGACGGACCCTTTAATCTTTATGCCGGAAGTTAAGAGAATTCCAGGGGTTGTTGATTTAGACGTTGTATTCGACCAAGCTGCGAAAGAAGGGGATTTTTTGGATTTTTCATTCACAATTGAGCCTTACAGTATGCAACGCTACTCACCTACGCTGGAATACCAGAAAATGATGTCCTTTTTAACGCAATGGGTATTGCCTATAAGCCAAATGGCTGCACAACAAGGTGTGTCTTTAGATATTGATATAGTAACTAAAGATTTAGCTCGTTATCTAAATATTGATAACATCGACCAGTGGTGGCGTTCTGCTGTACCTCAAAATATTGGTTTAGGGCCATATCAACCGCTCTCCGGCACAGTTATACCGAAGGCACAAAATAAAGGCATCCAAGATGGTAGAGGGGGAGACACAGAAACAGGCAGTCGTTCTGCGAATCTTGAACAACAACAAGCCAGAGCTTTCCAGCAGAGTTCAAAGCCGGTGGCATAAATGAATTTTAATTAAAAGGAGACAAAAATGGATAATGTCAAACAAAACATAAGTTGGTGGCTTGTAATATTGTGCATACTGTCTCTAAGCATTGTAGGTTGCCGAGGCGTGTTAGATAGGCTCACGCCAGCAACAATTCCAGAAATTTCTGCTGATTACTCAGAGATTAAAGTTCCAGTAGTTTTGGAGGATATTGGTTCCCTGCGAGATGCTCGGAAAGTGAGGAGCAGTATTATCATCAAACACCGCACGGAACAATTAGATTTGTTGCGGTTGGCACAAGATGATGAGTTGGCTTTTAAAGATGCTATTGGTTTTATTGAGGCCTCTATAGGCGCAGCAGAAGCTCTTCAGGATTTTGTAGTTGGTTCGGATGACCAACCATTTAGTTTGTTAGGGATTTTGGCTGGATTGACAGGTGGTGCGGCGATTGGAAAGTGCTTGAAGCGTAAGGGGGACTTTAGTCCAGCCGAGTACGAAGAAGCAATCATAAAGGCAAAAAATGGTAGTTAAGAATTTGTGTGAGGGTTGCAAGCTTTCTCGGCACTGTAATCTTCATAGGAAACAAATAAAGTTATCTAAGCGTGAGAAAAGGACGTGGGTAACTGAACAATGTACAGACTATAAGGAGAAGAAGTAATGCCTGCAAAGACAGAGCGACAGCGTAGATTTCTTGGTGCAGAATTAGCTCGTAAACGTGCTGGTAAAAAAACCAAAACCAAGATGTCCGCGGCTCAATTATCAGAGTATCTGTCGGGGTCTAAAAAAAGACCTCTTAGAGCTAAGAAAAAAGTTTTAAAAAGGAAAAAGAAATAATATGGCTGCCGAAGGTAAAGTAAAACTTATTGTTGAGGTAACAGGGCTTGGCGAGGATGAGGTTTTTGCTGATAATTATGCAACAGATGTTCCTGCGAGGAAATTAAAACACTACGCAGTAATAGATGAGGCAGACACAGCACAAGCTCTTATACTGGGTGATGTGGCTACCGAGGAGTTGTTAGTTATTAAAGCCATCAGTGGGGATATAGAAGTTGACTTGAATTGTGCAGATGTGGCTTCGTTTGATGCTGATTTTACTATTCCAGAAGGAAAAAGTGATATTGTTACTCAACCAGCCGGTACGGTTTATTGGAAGGGGGATGAGGCCACAGATGCAATAGAATATCTTCTTATTGGAACGGAGTAGGTGAAAAAGACCGAAACAGAACAGTACAAGGTTCTCAAGGAACTTGCGGGGTTAATATATTTTTGCTATGATGGTAATGAGAAACAATTAGGAATACCAACAAAAAGAGATTTTATTGATATATTGGAAGGCCTGAGACACCTAAAGGTTCTGATTAAATATATGAAATTTGATATTGAAGCAACCAGACGGGAAGTTGATTATTTAAAGGGTTTGTTGAAAGGAAAATAATTGCCCCGATATTACTATATGTGCCATAAATGCAAAAATGTGTTCGATGCCTTTAGACCTATCTCAAATAGGAATGAACCTATTTCCTGCAAAAACTGTGGAGGAGAAGGAAAGAGACATATAGAGTCTGAGTTAGATGGGATAAATATTATAGCTGAGAATGTAAGAGTATCAAGGTCTTTGGCAATGCCCATAGATAAAGTTAAATCAGGGGAGGCTTTCAAAACACACCCAGGAGCAGATTTCGGTAAGCCAAACAGGGGCGGTATGTGTCCGATGACAATTCATAGCCGGAATGAGAAAATGCAAAGGATAAAAGAACGGTCCAAAGCAATGGGAATACCTTTACAGGAGATGTAGTTTAAATAGGAGACGAAAATGAAACAGTATTACAGTTATAAATTTACTCCAGTGGATGGGTTACATTGTACCTTAAAAATAATTGATATGGAATACAACGATGAGATAATCCCTGCGATTGAGCTTACTTATGTTCAAAATAGCAGAAAGAAAGTTTCATTTGCAATGTTGAAGGATGTATTGGCAAATAAAAATTTAATTCCAGAATTGGCAGATTGTTTAAAAGGTTTAGCGGAGGATAAGAAACCCCCCAAAATTGCAAAATGCAAGAAATGTGGACAGGATTTTGAAAAAACAAAACCAGCACAAAAATATTGTATATTTTGTAGAAAGAGAAAGGGCCAAACAATAAGTGTTGGTGATAATGAAACTAAAATCAAGGAGACATAATGTCAGGTGAAAATAAATTTGACACAGAAGAAACAATTATTCCCGCGGAAGTGCAGGAAGTAATGGCAAAGTATGATACTGAGAACAAGGGTGTTGATGATAATGAAGATGTTGCTATTTCTAATGGGGATAAACAAGATGACTCAGAAGATAAAGGAGATAGTTCAGAAGCAGATGGAGAGGACAAAAGCACAGATAACAAAGAGGCAGATAGCGAGTCTGGAGGCTCAGTGGGAGACGAGGAAGCCAGTGGGGATACCGATGATACTGAGCCAATTCCCCAAGAACAGGTAAATATTGCAAGGAGGTTGGGTTGGTCCGATGATTATATTGTTGAAGTAGCCAGTAACAATCCAGAGATTCTGGAAGATATGGTAGCTTTAGCTGGCCGTCAAACCCAACAGCCCCAAGTTCAACAAAAAGAGGAACCTGCTCCCAAGAAAACGCAGGAAGTAAAAGAAGTGGGCAAAGTCGAATTAGACGGCGAAGCCCTTAAAAAGATGAAGGATAATTATGGTGATGAAGTAGTGGACGCGGTTATTAAACCACTTGCTGATGGTTTGAATAAAACGATTGACGAATTAAATGCCCTGCGGGGCAACGTCTCTGGCGTAGAACAAACCAATAAGCAAAATCAGGCTATAAAGGATTTTGAAGAAGCTAATGCTGTGTTTGATAAACTTTCAGAGACTTTTGAGGTTTTTGGTAAAACAGAAACTCTCCCAAAATTAGCTGACGGGTCTTTTGATATGAAATCTCCTGCTGTAAAAGCGCGTGCAGACCTTTTTAGGGTTGCACACATTTTTCGTAGTGGGGGTGATTCGTGGCAGGATTCTTTGAAAAATGCCGTAAGGTGGTATAAGGGCGAAAATGCCGAGAAATCTTTAGAACGAAAAATCGTTAAAAAGATAAATAGCCGAAGGAAGAAATTTTCCCCGCGACCTACGTCTAAGAGAACCAAGCAAAAGGTTGGGTCAAGGGAAGAAGAGGGTGTTAAGTTAGTTGAGGATGCCTATAAAACAAAGTAGGTTACAGAGCTTTGGCTCTGCGTAATTATAATTGAGGGATGAGAGCATGGAAATTACGATGGAACAGGCCATTGATGTTGGCTATTCTGTGTTTGCTGCTCATAAAAAAAACGATTTGCAGATGACTTTTGCCAAGACAAACTATCAGGCGCTAAACGACTGTTTTGGCAAAGACAAGACAATCTTACAGGGCGGCGACCAAATTAAGAGTTGGATTACTCTGAAAGATACCGGCAACGCAAAACACGTTGGTACGGGCTGGGACGCGGACTCACACAATACTCGAAATATCAATGTTGAGGTAGTTTCAAAATGGAAGCAAGCTACTACAAATATTGATTATTCTCGTATTGAGCTTGGTTACACCCAAGATGATAAACTGAGAACCTACCGGTATCTCCAAGGTCAGAAACTTAATATGTTTCGTGAGTTTGCTGATTTACTGTATGATAGTATGTGGTCAACTCCAACAAGTGCAACTGATAATTTAAACCCGAATGGGTTTCCTGCGTGGCTAAGTGCTGGAACCGATGACAGTGAGGGCGACTGGACAGGCTATCAGGCTCAGTATAGTGATGGTAGCGGCACTGCTTATAATATTGGTACTGTGGAATGTGCCAGCGGCACTAATGACCGTTGGGCTTCTTGGTATGGGGACCATAAGGGCGTGTTGGGAGATAATCTATTAGACCTGATTGATTTAGCAATGATGAAAACCAGATTTATTCCCCCAATGATTCCAGAGAAGGTAGATAATCCTACGAATATGCACAACTTTAGATTTTACACCAACGCTAAAGTTCGCAGGAATATCAACGCATTGCTGCGGAAGTCTGATGATAGAATAGGCTCGGACCTGGCTAAGTACAGTGGCGTGCCCTTCTATCAAGGTATTCCAGTTCTTTATGTTGAGATTCTTGACGATGCTAATACGGACACATATGATACTGACCCATTTTTCGGAATAAATATGGACTATATGGAGGTTTATGTGTCGAAGGCTAATAATTTTGTTGTTAGTCCTCCGAAGGCGAGAGACCAGCAACACAACATTTTCTCAGTTTACTTGGACCTTTCGTATGCATACCATTGCCGTAATCGCCAGAGACTCGGGTTCTTATTGAACGAGCAATAAAATACCCAATTTAGGAGTTTATTGTGGCGAGAGAAGTTAGATTGACGGATGGATTTCCGCAATCTTTAAGGTGGGGTAGAGGAACAACGTAACTCTCCCCATCACTAATCCTAATTATAGGAGAATAAAATGTTAAGTAGATTTTCGTATCTCAACCCCGCGGCTGAGAAGATTAGAGTGTATTACCAAGGGACCAGTACAATTCGAGAAGGTATGCCTGTTTGTTTCGACTATGATTCAACCGCAAACATAGATGGTTATGATATTGTTGATGGTGCTGGTGCTACAACTGATGAAGGCCACCAAAATGAAGGTAAGTACATTCGTGTAGAGGACCCTGTATCAGCTAATTTACAATGGTTTGCAGGTGTAGTTGCTGGTGCCGAATATGCTGGCAAAGCTGGACCTCGTTGGTTAGAAATTTTCATTCCCAACGGGGCTGTTGTTCCAGTTAGAACAGACGCGAGTACAACTGTTGGTGTTACTGTTCTTGGTATTGCTAATGGCAGTACACTTTGTGCGTCAGGCGGTCGTGCTGTTGCTGTAGCTATGGAAACAGTGGATAGGTCAACAGATAACGACATAGTATTAGCCAAACTTGACCCATCTATATTTGGTTTGTATCAAATAGGCGTTGGGTCTGGTCAGCAGTTTAATGGTTTAACTGGTGCTGTTGCAAATACGTTGAGAAATGTTTTTGCTGCAACCTCTGGAACAGTGTGTGGTTTAATGACACATACAACGGCAAGCGGGGATATCGCGGATTCCTTCAATATGTGGAGTTCTTTGAACTATCTTGCTGTTACAGGGGCTGTTACTGGTGCTGGCTATATACGTGCTGTTTTAGCTCAGTGTAATCTGGAGGGTGCAACAATGAACAACAGTGCCCTTTATGCTTGGGCACTCCACGCTCAGTTGCACGGTACTGTTACAAATACTGAAATGCAGCGTTGTGCTGCTGCTTGTTTTGAGTATGGCTTGTCTGAGAATCCAGACACAGGCGATGCCGATGTAATCTTCCTATATGCCAACGGTGCTGAGGATGTTGATTCTTATGTTCACATGTGGGGAGATGGTGAAAAAGCCACAGTTATCTGGAAGTTTTCGGGATGTGGCGGCGAGTCTTACAGCAGCCTTATTAAAAAGGGAGGCACAGGTGGTATGTGGACAAATACTGGCGCTTGGATACAGATACCAATAGATGTTGATGGAACCACATATTATATTCCTGCCGGTGCTGCATTGTCAGAAGCATAAGTTTGATTTAACGGAAGGGGGCATTGTGCCCCTTTCCTTTCTTTAAAATTTTTCAGGAGACAGTAAATGAAAAGATTTAAGATTGATTTGTCAGAGTACAATGTAGAGGTTACCACTAACAGAAGAAATGAAGAAACTAAGAAGATTGAGTTAGTAACCGAAAGTATCCCATATCCTTTGAAAGACAACCTTTATAGTTGGTTGAGGCTACCTGGAATGTTCAAAGGTGGGGTTGAGATTTGTGATGCTTGTGATTTAGCGAAGTCTATTAAGAACGCCGGTGATGACATTATTCTTGATGAGCACGAGATTGGTCTATTAAAAACAGCAATGGATACCCTTATTGCACAGAAGAATGACCCCGCCAGAGGCATACAAGCACTTGGTGGTGATGTGCACGAAGAATGTATTCGGCGTGTATTCAAGGCTGACGAGGTAAATTGAGGCAGATTTATATATACTATAACTGAGGAGAGATTTTCTGTCTCCTAAAAGCTGATGAGCGGGGTAACCCCCCGCTTGTTGGCTGAAAGGTAAAATATGAGTTCACTTGAGTTGGCGTTTTCAGACGTTTATCACGCGGTTGAGTTGTTTCTTGGATGGGGGAGTTCTCCTTCTGCGGAAGAGGTTACGAAGGCTAAAAATTTAACGTATCGTGGCTATCGGAGATTCCTTCAACCTATAAACCTGAGAACCGGAAAATTACATGTTTGGTCTTTCTTAGAACAACACGATGTTATTATTACAACTGCTGGTAAGTGGGAGTATGCCTTGCCAATAGATTTTGGTTACTTGACACGTAAGTTTGAGTTTGGTGGTTCTAAAGGATTGCCCCCGATGAGTGAGAGAAGTGTTGGTGATGTAATGCAAGCACGTGTAACCAGTACAGCTACATCTTACCCACGAATCTTCGCTATTAGAAATGCCAAGTACATCAAAGAGATAGGTACAACTAAAGATGTTATATTTTACCCAACCCCAGGAAGTGTGAGGCAATTCAATTACAGTTACGTAATGAGTCCCCCAAAGCTGATAGATGATGATGATTTCTTTGTTGGTGGAGTTTGGGCTTCTGAAGCAATTCTGGAATCAGCCCTTGCAGCAGCAGAAATCGAACAAGACGATGTTGTGGGCATCCATAACCAAAAAGCTGAGGAGTTGATACAACAGCTTATTCAGACAGATTTAAGAAGCGCTCCTGCTACGTGTGGCAGGGTGTATGATAGCAGCTTAGTAAAAGGTGATAGATATTTTCATAGGTATCTGAGTTTAATCGAGGACGGCGTGTATGAGGATTAAGCCAAGATATACTGAGAAGCAGAAACAAAAAGCTCTTGCTTTTTATAAAGAGGGCTATAGTTCGCGGGAAGTAGAAATCAAAACAGGTGTAGGTCATAGGACTGTTGCCCGTCTTACAAAGAAATTAGGTGTTTCACGTAAACGAGGGGCCTTCGCTCCTAAAACCCCACACAATTTTGGTAAAAACGCAAACCGGTGGAAAGGTGGGATATTTGACCCAAGTCGTAGAAAGTACCATTTAAGAAAAAAGTTTAATATGACTCTTGAGGAATATGAGTTATTGCTTGAGAAACAAAACGGAGTTTGTGCTTTGTGTGGTAATCCCCCTGTTGGCAGACATTTATCTGTGGACCATAACCATATAACAGGTAAAATAAGGGGATTACTTTGTGTGAGGTGTAATCAAATGATTAGTGTATTTGATGATTTTAATATTGGTTTTGAAAAGATAGGTAATTATTTATTGAAAGGAAATTGACATGAGTACCGCTAACGTGAATTTTGAATTAGAGCAGAGCGGTGTAGGAATGGGAATAAATAAAGTCAGCCAATGGATTGACCACACTGATTTCACAGATGGCGGTGGTCAGTATGGGACACTGACAATGACCCAACAGCTTCCTGCTGGTGCTTTTGTAATTGGCACAAAGGTTACAGTAGAGGAGGCCTTTGATGGTGGAACCAACAATTTGAAAGTTGGTAAATCGAGTGGTGAAGATGAGTTTTGTGATGGTGCTAACCTTGATGTTGGGAGTGTTGGTATTGTAGGTGATAGTGCCGAGGACCCGTTGGAGTTTCTTGCCGATGCAGCAAGTGTTTATCTACGAATAGATGAAGGTTCCGATTGGGGTGATATTACTGCTGGTAGGATTTTTGTTGAAGTATTCTATCTGAGTACAGTAACGGAACTTAATAAAGGCTATCCAAATAAACATCGTTCAAATTAAGGAATAAATGATGGCGAGATACTACGCTGGTACAGACTCTACCTTGGTTAGTGATGCCGGTGGGTCTGTACGTGTAACTATTGCTGATAATGTTGGTCAGGGGAATGACGGCACTTCTATACCTTGTCGCAAGGTTTTCATTACACAGGACACAAGTAATACGGGCCAAATACGGGTGAACGTAAGTGCTGCCGCTTCTAATACTCTTGGAATTAAAGTGCCAAAAGGTGCGACAACTGCGGCCAATGGTCCTGGGGAGCAACCACCCCTTGAGTTAAACATCGCTGATGTAAATATGTTGTATTTTTATTCTGGTACGAACGGGGATACTGTAGATATACTATACCTTAAATAAGGAGAAGCGATGTGTAAGCGGAACCAAAGAGCAATCAAAGCGCTTCTGGTTGTTATACTCCTTTTCTTTATGGTATGGTTTAGTTTGCCTATGGCTGCTTTGAGAGTCAGAGACTCAGCAGTGATGGTACATATTGAGGTTTGTGGTTTCCATTATGGGCAAGCTTCCGGTGTAATTATAGACAAGGGTGTAATCTTAACAGCCGGACATGTTGTTAGAAGTGCCGAAGTAATACACATAACAACCGATGATGGTGTAGAATTAGTCTCAACTGAATTTATCAAAGCTGATGATATAGACCTCGGTTTGATTATTTTTGACAGTAATGAAGTATTACCACATTCTAAGTTATCCTTCTGCGAACCTTATGTTGGACAAACTGTATTTGGGATAGGCAGTCGTTATGGTTTGTTTAATAGTTTCTTCAAGGGAGTTACCTCTGCTAAAGGCAAATTAGTACCTATGTTTGGTAATAAAGGTTTATTGCAGCTTGATATAGCCGGGAATCCGGGAGACTCTGGTTGTGCAATATATAATCGTTGGGGCAGTGTTGTAGGTATTCTTGTAGGCGGTGGTGGAGATGGTATAACTTTTTGTGTCCCATCTAAAATATGTAAGTTATTTTTAACTAAATATAAAGTGGATAAAGCTTTTAAGGATGCCAAATAATGCACATTAGGTTTCAATTACCTATAAAAGGCTTACATCGTGGCGGTGCAGTTGAGCAATCTCCTGCGATGACTTCCGGCCACATGAATAATGTACGAGCAAGGGATGTATTAGAAAATAGAGTGCGGATAGGCCAAAGACCCCCCCTTGCTAAGTGGGGCGATGGAGACAGGATTGGTGATGCAGAGCAACCAGTAGTTGCAATGTGTACTGTGAGTACAGTTTCATAATGATTTTTGTAGGC